TGCAAATGTTGTGAATAATTGACTATATTATATTAATGGAGAAGGCGAATAATGCAAGGGTTTTTAGATTACCTCGTAGAGGCTAAAAATACCCACTTAGAACATTTAGAAGATGAAATAATAAATAATGGAAGTCGTGGCGCTCTAAACGCCATACAATTTTTGAAGTCTATAAGACAAATGTTTTCAGGTGGCGGTAAGAGAACGAGTTTAACTGTTAAATGGGATGGTGCACCTGCGATAATCTGTGGGACAAATCCTGATAACGGTCGTTTCTTTGTTGGTACTAAATCAGTATTCAACAAATCTCCTAAAATTAACTATACATCAGCTGACATCAGAAAAAATCATGGTGGGGCTGTTGGTGAAAAATTAGAAATCTGCTTGAGGGAGTTGCGAAAGTTAGGTATCAAAGGTATCTTACAAGGCGACTTACTATTTACTAAGGGCGAACTTAAAACTGCTACTCTAGATGGTGAAAAGAATATAGTCTTTACACCTAACACTATTACATATGCAGTACCTATCGGAACTCCCCTTGCAAGTAGAATTGCTAATGCCAATCTAGGTATAATATTCCACACAACATATACAGGTAAAACATTTTCATCATTAGGTGCTAAATTTGGTGCGAATGTATCTCGTCTAAGAAAAGTTAGATCAGTATTCTTTGATGACGCTGTTTATAAAGACGCCTCTGGTGCTAAGTTTGATTCAGGTGAACAGTCTAAGTTCGATGGCATATTAAGAATGGCTGAAGGTTCAGTAGGTAAAGGTTCAATCTTTATGGATAAGATTGCCAAGGATACTAGTATATTATCTATCGGCGTACAGTTGAAAGCATATTTTAATTCTTATATAAGAAAAGGTACATCTTTAAGTAATACAAAAAAACTTGCTGGTCAGTTTGCACCTTTTTATAGAGATAGATTACAAGTTGAAATAGATAAAGTTAAGAGAGAAGATTCAAAAAGAAAATATATTGCAATACAAGAAGCAGGTTTAAGATTTATAAAAGGCAATAGTGAAGGCTTATACTTTGCAGTTGCTACATATCTGTCTTTACAAAGTGCAAAGTTATTACTGTTAAATAAATTAAGAAGTGTACAAAGTATAGGAACATTTCTTAAAACACCATCAGGCTTTAAGGTAACTGATCCAGAAGGTTATGTTGCAATCAAAAGTGGTGGTGCTGTTAAATTAGTTGATCGTATGGAGTTTAGTAGAGCAAACTTTACTCTTGCAAAAGACTGGGTAAAAGGGTGAGGATAGTGCCAAAAACTTTAAAACAATTTTTAGAAGCGATGAATAAGGTTACTATTATAATGATAGGTGGCCCTGGGTCAGGTAAATCAACCTACTCTAAATTCATTTCTAAACATTTCGGTATACCTCATATCTACACTGGTGATATGATGAGAGAATTACAGAAAACAGATCCTGAAGTTGCAAAGATTATGGACAAAGGTGATCTAGTACCTATTGGCAAAGTAATGAAGGCATTAACTTCTAGACTTGCAAAAGACGATACCGAGAACGGATATATATTAGACGGGTTCCCTAGAAATATAGAACAGTTAAATAAGATGAGGGAAGAAGATATAGGATATAACTATGTTGTGTATCTAAATGTATCAGATGAAGAAGTGATTAGACGATTGACTGCTCGTGGTAGAAAAGATGACAAACCAGAGATCATAAAGAATAGATTAAAAGTTTATGAGAAAGAAACTGGTCCTGCATTAGACGAGTTTAGAAAAAGTAAAAGAAGATTTATAGAGATCAAGGCTGAGGGTAAAGAACCAGAAGAGATATCTAAAGACATTATAAAAGAGGTAGAGAAGCGTGGGTAAGAATTTTTTTGATTTTAGAAAGACATTAACTGAAGGTATAAACTTCGGCCTAAAAGACATTGTTTATTTCAATGAGGATGCTCTTAATGAATCTAAAATTAAAGTAGAAAATTATAATCAAAAACATTTCAAAGATGGTTGGCAGAACATACAAATAACACCACCACCTGAAAATGATAGTGAGCAAACTAAACAAGAGATTGTTGAGATAACAAACATTCAACAAACTAGAAGTATAGATGACGAGAACTCTATTAAAGTTTCTGATCTTATGGAAACATTTCATTATAGAGAGTATCTAAATGAAAATAGTTTAGACTATAATTCTACCGAATTGACTGCTATCATAGATGATGTCTGGAAGATAACTAGAACATATAAAAACAATTTCAATAGACCTAGACCATATCAAATTGCAAAGGCATTAAACATGGACTTTGATACTATGTATGGTGAGAGTATGGCAACGCCTGCTTATCCGAGTGGTCATAGTTGCGGTGCTAGATTAGTTGCAGAATACTTATCTCAAAAACACCCAGCACATAGAAAACAATTCATAGAGATATCAGAGAAAATAGGTGTTGGTAGAATACAGGCAGGGTTTCATTATAGAAGTGATCACGAAGCTGGTAATGAACTTGCATTAAAAGTTTTACCTTTCTTAGAAATTTCAAAACAAGATTTAAATGAATCTATTATTGATCTAGTTAGAAAAGATTATTCAAAAACAATATTTGATGACTATGATACTGAAGAGCCTAAACTTAAAAAATCAATTCATAAAATGATTGATGATCAGTTAAAAGAATTTAGAAAGATTGCACCTGTAATTAAGTATAGATTGATAGGTAGTATTCTTACAAAGAGATATAGAAAAGACGCTGACTTAGATATTAATGTTCTATTTGATGTTCCTGAAAGTGAACAAGAAGAAATGATAGAAACATTAAGAGCTGAAGTTAGAAAAGTGAATGGTAAAAATGTACCAGGCACAGTACACCCAGTTAATTATTTTGTGATTGTAGATAGAGAAGTCTATAAGAAAGCAAATGTAATGGCTGATGATGTTTATGATATTGTACACGACAGATTTGAGAAGAGATCAAAACCTAAACCATTCGATATTGATGATTACATGGATGAGTTTAAGGCAAAGGTACAGAAAATAGATATTGCAAAAGGTGAATACAAAAGAGATTTAGTTGACTATAAAGAATTAATTGAGTTAGATGATGACGATATAGAAAACTTAAAAGGCAAACTAGAAGGTAAAGTTAAAGAGTTAGAAGATGATATCAATAATCTAATTGATATCAAAGATGATTCATTAGAGAAGAGAAGAGACGCCTTCACAGCAGATATGACACCAGATCAGATTAAAAAGTATGGTGTTAGAAATAGATTACCTAACAATGTAATATACAAAATGTTAGAAAAATATTACTACTTTGAGTTTATAAACAAACTTAAAGATGTAATAGGAGATGATCGAAAGTTATCGGACAAAGAAGCTGAGAAACTTAGATCAGTTGGAGAGGCAGTAGATAGAGACACTACAATCGTTTTTGCCTTCGGTAGGTTCAACCCTCCTACCATAGGGCATGCAAAACTTATGAACACCGTGAAACAAGTCGCTAGAGGACAAGGTGCAAACCACCAAGTCTTTGCTAGTGCCTCCTCCGATCCTAGAAAAAATCCATTAGATCAATCCACTAAAGTTAAGTTTATGAAAAAGATGTTTAAAGGTGCAAACATTAAATCGGCTGGTGGTAATCAAAGAACATTTATGGAGATATTAAAGACATACGATAAGATGTATGGTAAGGTTGTTATGATTGCAGGTAGTGATAGAATAAGAGAGTTTCAAAATCTTGCAGACAAATATAATGGTAAAGATTATAACTTTAAAACAATAGAAGTTAAATCTGCTGGTGATAGAGATCCTGACGCCGATGGTGCTACAGGTATGAGTGCAAGTAAAATGAGAGACGCTGCTAAGAATGATGATTTAAAATCATTTACAATGGGCGTAAAAGGATTGTTGTCAGATAAAGATATCAAAGACCTTTATAATGCTACACGAAAAGGTATGGGCATTAGAGAAGGTATTGAAACATTTGCTGACTATTTAAATAATGATATACGAGAGGACTATATTAAAGATAAAATTTTTAACATAGGTGATATGGTCGAGAATATAGAGAACGGAACTTCTGGCATGGTAATCAGGCGTGGACCGAACTATGTGGTATACGAAACTGATGAGCAAGAAGTCAAGAAAGCTTGGCTATATGACTTAGTAGAATCAACTAAGGAGAAACTTAATGCTATCAATCAAACAAATCAATCAGCTAAACAAATTAGTGAATCATCAAATCTCACATCCGCAACCGTGGAAGAATTACAATCAACAACGGTCGAAGATACAGACGAACTTGATAGATTACTTGCCGACCTGGATGAGGATACGAAAGCAGAAAGACCGAAGATATCGAAGAACGAAAATGAAACAATTAATCAATTCATCGAGGAGTTGGAATTAGAATTTTCATTACCAAAAGGTCGTACTTACGACTGGATAAGAGCAAAGACCGTAGATAGAAAACAAATAAATCACGGCATAAACACATTTAAATCAAAGATGTCTGCCGTTAAGGATAAATTTGCCTTAGCGGCTGACATAGCACAGAAACTAGGTATTGGATTGAGAGAATTTCAATCAGCACTTCAGGCAATAAAACTACTACCTGAAGAGACAGAGTCATATGAAATAGGCACAATAGAGTATGCTAAACACGCCTTTGAATTGACACCAGGTCAAAACATTAAGAATTATAGAAAAACTACTAAACAAATAAGTAAAGAAGATGTGGAAAAGTGGGCAGATGAAGATGGCACAATAGATAAATATAAAGAACGATATAAGAGAACATGGAAAACAGAACTCAAAAAGACTGTGGAGAGAATGTTAGATGAAATTTAGAGACTATTTAAAAGAGGCAAATGATTGGGGTGTATTACCTCATGAACTCACAGAAGCCGAACATCAAGGTAAGAAGGTCAATCTTAATGACCCAATAAGAACGCCTGGTGGCCCTAAAAAGTTTGCTGTCTATGTAAAAGACGGAGACAAGATAAAAAAGGTCACATTTGGTGACCCAAATATGTCAATTAAAAGAGATAGTCCTGAAAGAAGAAAATCATTTAGAGCCAGGCACCGTTGTGATAATCCTGGACCTAAAACAATGGCACGATACTGGTCTTGTTACCAGTGGAGAGCAGGAGCAAAGGTAGATAGCTAATGAGCAAATATAAAACTAGAATGTCAGACTTATTGTTAACAATAGAGTCTAAAAAAGCACTTAATAAAAAAGCAGACAAATCAGGAATGCCTAAAGGCATACTATCTAAAGTATATGATAGAGGTATGGCTGCATGGAAAGGTGGACATAGACCTGGTACTACGCCTCAACAATGGGCATTAGCAAGAGTTAATAGTTTCATCACAAAATCTTCTGGTACTTGGGGTGGGGCAGACAAAGACCTTGCTAAACAAGTTAGAGGAAGAGCTGAAGAATTTGATTTAGAATTAGAAGAACATTTAGAAGAAGCATTAGAAGTTAAGTATGACAAAGCTAAACAAGGTTGGTTCGATAAACAAGGTAGAAGAAGATATTTAGGCATAGCTGCTACAAA